CTATCTAGTATTTCAATTTGCTCTTTGCGTTGGTCTTTGTCCCATGTGGCACTAAATCCCATAGTCATTACATCAAGCAGAAATTCAAGGGTCTTTTTGTGTCCCTTCTCAGGTTCTAGGTTTCTGTATATTTCGTATATGTTTGTATTATGTTGCACTGTATTACCTCCATTAGTTAAGAAAAATCTTTACCCGGTATTATTCGCCCCCGGGTTGGGTCGGTTGTTAGCTAACTCTAAAGAAATACCAATCGCCGAACTCGTGTTCGCTATGGTCATAGTGTGCGAAGTGATGACCGTAGCCATCGTGCTTAATGTACTGCTCTGTAACTGTGTCAATGTGTTTTACTAGCATTTTACCAAGTCCTTCGTAACCGTCGCACTCTTGCATTTTTTCGATGATTTCAATATCAAGATTTAAAATATCAGCAATGAACCACGCATTAAAAGAGCCTAAGATATACAAGTCGCTCTGTAACTCATCGGCTAATATATCGTCTATATCGTTAGCATGTATGAAGCGGTAATCGTTGACCTCGAAATCCGTTTCTTTTATCATATTTAAACGAACTTCTTTTATATCTGATTTATCAAAATCAAATGATCTTAGAGTTTTATTTATTGTTACCATTTTGTAACCTCCATTAGTTTTAGTTGAGAAAAATTTTTGCCGGGTATAAACCCCCCGGCTAGGTGTGGTTATGCAAACTGCCTTAAAATAGCGTTGGCGGTATCTATTGCCGGTTGCTTTTCTGATTCATAGCTTGATCCTTCCATAGATTGAATGCCTTTTTTACTAGTAGTATTTATTACGTACTCTTGCCAGTTATTATCGTAAGCAACTGTAATAATTACGTTACTGTTTTCTAGTGTTGTTATAGTGTGCATTGTTTAACCTCCGTTAGTGTTGAGAAATAAAATTTTCCCGGGAAGGGGGAAAGCGTCCCGGGTCGCCTCTCATAAATGGAGGAGGTATTTACAACCGCTACCCCTTAGGACGGTTGTCGAATCCGGTTGCCGGTCATGGCGATTAGCTCGGGGCAACCGTTAAGATTCATAAATTATCAAAAAACAATATGTCACAAATTACCACTTTGTAACATTCGTGTCAAGTGCTACAATGAAAATAAGTTAAAAGATTGACGAGAAATAATTTTTTTTAGTGTGTTAATTTGTGTAAATGTGAACGGCAGAGAGTGCAATTTTACTCGGCACTAAGTCCCAAATATTTTAAGATTTGTTGCATCTTCTCAGGCTTCGACTGTGCCAAGGGTTTTAGACCCTCGATGAACCGAGGAGAAACAGAGGAAAGCGGACATATAAAGGACATTACGCAAACATTTATATATATAGCGACCCCCCCTCCCCATAGTCGTAATTGTACCGGTCATCGTAGTCATGGTATAGTATTAATTTTTTCATCCAGATATTTTGCTTAACTTTTATCACAATTTATCACAATGAAAAAACACGAATTAGTAGCAATAGGAGTATATATCAGTATTTTATTAACTATATATATAATAGTAAAGTTGGTCGCAAATGTCTAAGAAGCCTCCTATAAAAAAGAACGCAACCCACTGGGGAGAATGGATACGCAATCATCCTAAGACCCCAGACCTTTTACAAAAACTATTTAATATAGCTATGGATGAGAAGCATCCGAACCATGTAAAAGCTATTAATATTCTTATTGACCGGATCGCTCCAAGTCTAAAAGCATCTGAACTTAAGATAGAAGGTGATATAACCCCGGGGGTCATAGTCTTACCCGAAAAAAGTATTACAAAAGAGTCCCAGACCGCTCCTAAAATAAAAAAGATTAAAAACAAACCAGCCGAGGCTTAGGCTTGGAGGCAGATGCGAAATCGATTAAGATGGATCGACTTGATGATAATTATATTATTAGGCTCAACATTCGCTATGCAATTAACGGCATTATACTTATCGGCTCGTTGTGCGGTCTATACTATAATACTGCACACAAAATTGAACTCTTGGAGCGGAATGTAGCAGAATTGCAAGATAGAGTAAACGCTTTAGAAGCTAAACATCAAGAAGAAATAGAAAAAGTTATGAGCTGGTATGAAGAATTGTCTATTAACCCACTAACTGGATTTAAAAAGAAACGTAAATGAGTCAAAATGTAATATGGCAACCACACCCCGGTCAGCAGACTTTTGCCTTACAAGTTGATGCGTTTGAAATATTATTTGGAGGTGCAAGGGGTGGTGGTAAAACTATGGCTGGTATGGCATGGTTGGTACATCCAGATTATATAACAAATCCAAGTTATAGGGCATTAGTTGTTCGTAGAAACTATGATGATCTTAGAGACTGGATTGATAGAGCTAGGTTTTTTTATCGAACTATGGGAGTGCAAGTAACCGGTAACCCGGCTGAATTTAGATTTCCCTCTGGTGCAAAGTTTAGAACTGGTCACCTATCAGAAGATCAGGCTTACACAAAGTATCTTGGACACGAATACAGTTCTATATTAATAGAAGAGCTTACTCTTATCCCTACTGAAATGGACTATTTAAGGTTAATTAGTTCATGTAGAAGTTCAAGTAAAAGTCTCAAGCCTAGAATCTTCCTTACTACCAATCCGGGTAACATAGGTCATGCATGGGTTAAAGATAGATTTATTGAGGGTGGTAGAAACCAAATTGTAGTAGACAAAGATTCTGGCAGAACAAAGATATTTATACCGAGTAAGATTGAAGATAACCCTACATTAGTAGAAACAGACCCGGATTATGTCAACTACCTTAAATCACTACCGGAAGAAATGCGTAAAATGTGGTATGAAGGGGATTGGGATGTATATGAGGGGCAATTCTTTACAAAATTTCGACAAGCTCATCATGTAGTAGAACCGTTTGAGATACCAGATTCGTGGTATAAATACAGAATGATTGACTACGGATATAGAAACTATTTTGTTTGTTTATGGGTAGCCGTAGATAATGACCGCAATGTTTTTGTATACAGAGAACACGCTGAAAAAGAACAAGAATTAAGTAGACATATATCTAAAATAAATGAATTAAGTGGTGACGAAGAGTATATGGGTACTATATGTGACCCTTCTATGTGGATTCGTAACCCACAAAACACAAACCGCTCTGATGGTGTAATGCCGTCTCATATGTCTATCGCTGATATTATGTTATTTAATGGCATACCTTGCCAAAGAGCGAATAATGATCGTGCTTCTGGGTGGAATGTTGTTAGGGAATATATTGATTGGAATGAAAAGGAAGGTAAAGAGTCCATGCTTAAAATATTCCCACAATGCAAGTACTTAATAAAAACATTTCCTATGCAGACATATAGCAAAACTAGACCTGAAGACTTAGATACAAAAGGCGAAGACCATGCAGTTGACGCTTTACGCTATGGTCTTATGCATCTTGGAAGTCCAAATGAGCCGGAGAAACCAAAGCCTTGGCTACAAAAAGAATTAGACAAGTTAAAGGCAATGGACGACGATTATACTGGGGTACGAAATTGATTGTAGAAATATATGATATAAAAAATAAGAAATGGGTAGAAAAGGAAATAGATGCGGAAGACCTCATGGAAATACCTACCAGTAAAAGCGAGAAATATGACTTTGCGAAAGCGATTGAAAAGGTGGTGGATATTTCTGTTGCTAAAAATATTGATGAAGATTTTGAGATTGACTGTGCAAAAGCATGATTAAAGATAGACTTAAAAAATTAAAGAAATGTACAGATATAACTTTAAAAATTAAACTTGACGAGCAAGACATAGATCATTCGCATTTTATTAATAGGGAAATAAGGAATATTTCACATGGAAAAAGAATATAAGCCTAGCGAAAAAGAGCAAGAAACTATCGATAAAGTAAACGATATGTTTCAAGTGGCAAAAAAGGCTAGGGAATCCACTGAAAAAATATGGCGAGAGTCTGAAGCTCTATATATGGGTCACCATTGGGAGGGCATGAATATGCCTGAATTTAAAAACCAAATAACATTAGAGTTTATTGCATCCGCTATTGACACAATGATACCAGTTTTATCCTCCAGACCGCCTAGAATTGATGTTATCGCTATTGGTAACGACCAAAAATCACAGAATTATGCAGATACGGCACAAGCCGTAATGGATGAGTTCTGGATGATTAGAGATATGCAGAACTTAGTATCTGAATGGTTGCTTGATTATTTAATATATGGAAACGGAATATTAAAAGTACATTGGAATCCAGACGATGATCTACCGGATTGTGATGTTGTTGACCCTTTTAACTTCTATACAAACCCTTCTGCTACCAAACTAGAAAATGCTGACTGGTGTTTAATTGCTACACCTACTCCAATTTGGAGATTAAAAGAGATGTACGAAAATGGTAAGTATGTACAGTCTGAAAGCAATTTATCTAAGCACGAAGCATTAAAGATGAATCAAAATAATACTGGTGATAGCTATGTGCAAGTGACAGATACGCAGAAAAAAGAGACAAACTATTTTAAAGACAAGTCTCACGCAATGAAAGATTTAGAAGAAAGAGCATTGTTAATAGAAGTATATAGTAGAGGTCACTATAAAGAAGATGATGATAATTATATACCGGGACAAATTAAAATGTGTGCCGTTGCAAATAATGTTTTGTTATACGAAGGGCAAAGTAAATATCCATTCTTTAATAAAAAGAATCATATAGGTCACCCATTTCCATTTGTAAATATTAAAAATGGAGGTTCTGCTCATTCTTTTTGGGGTAAGCCAGAACCTAGAAGACTAAAATCCATTAATCTTGCTATGGATAGGGTTATTAGTCAGACAATGGATAATATTCATATGACCGCTAATCCAATGTGGATTGTTGACCAAAATACAGATGTACAAGACCAAATAACAAATAAACCGGGTCAAATCATACGAAAAAGGGGAGCTGGGCAAGTATCGATGCAACAACCAGCATCTATGCCTAATTATGTGTTCAACTTTTATCAACAATTAGAAAATGTATTTGAGACGATTAGCGGTGTTAATAAAGCTACGCAAGGTAAAGACTCAAGTAATGTAACATCTGGCGTTCAGGCTCAAATTTACCGCCAAGCAAGTACAACTAAGATAGATTATAAATCAAGGGCAGTAGAAAAAGCTATACAATGTTTGGGCACAATGTGGATGGCTATGTTTAAAAATCTTGGGACGACAGTATTAAATGTTCCTTACTACGACCCGGAAGGTAATCAAGAGGTGCGTTCTGTTATGGGTATTATGTTTGCTGATTTTGATATGCATGTTAGATGTAGAGCCGGTTCTATGATGCCAGAAAATAAACAGTTTGTTGAGAACAAGATCATGCAGTTAGCACAATTAGGTATTGTTACTGACCCAGAATATATTGTTGAACATATGAATCTACCGGCAAAGGAAAGATTAATAGCATTGATGCGTCAACAGAAAGAAGAGGCAAAGAACGCTGAAAATCCTCTAGGTCAATATGGCAATACAGAAGATGAGGTTTATAAGAATTTACGAGATAATCCAGACCAAATGGCAAACTTACCTCCAGAGGTAACTGGTTAATTGAATTTTTTGGTAATGGGAACGATAAGAAATTTTAATAATAAAATGGAGTATATATGTCTTCAGAAAATGTAATAGGTGGAACTTACGGTGTAGAAGTACCGGGCGAAGTGGCTGATGCGTTGTTTACAACGGATGAAACTTCTGATACTGTAACGGAAACTGTCGGTGAGTCAACAACCGAGGAACAATCTGCGTCTCCCTCCGAGGAGCAACCAGAGAGTTCTGAATTAGAACCTTCAATAGAAGAAAACGAAGAGTTTATCCAGTTGGATGAATTACATCTTGACGATGAAGTTTATAGTGTCGATCAATTAAGGGAAGCTCTGGAAGATAATCGAAATAAAAAAGAATGGCAAACATCGAATACACAAAAAGCACAAACTTTGTCAGATGAACGGAAAGCACTCAAAGCTAAAATTGATGACATAAACGCTGTTGTAAATGATGAAGATACGATGAATACTCTTAAAGATGTGCTTGGGGATGACCATCCTTTATTAAAATCGCTAAATGAAACTATTGAAGTGTCTACTAGTAATGAACCAGAACCAGAAGAGGTAAACACTAAATCGGATGATCGTGTTACTCAACTAGAGGATCGCATAGCTCAAATGGAAGTGCAAAAGGCGGTGGATGCTGAAATCGCCCAGCTAGTCCATAATCACCCCGAACTAGGTGAACGTCCTGACGCAGTGGCAGAAATTATTAACACTGCTTTAGAGCGTAACATTCCTAGCTTAGAGGATGCATTTACTTTGGCATCGAACTCTGGGTCTTCGGACAGTTCAGTATTAAAGGCAATTCAATCAGAAGCAAAAGCTAAAGAACTTAAATCTATACCAGAATCAGACGGTAAAGCTCGTGGTGACCACGAAGTGAAGCTAAAAAAAGCTGGTAGTTATGATGAGGCAAGGGAAATAGCTTTTGATAAGTATAATATATTTAAGTAAGGAAAAGATAAATGAGTTTAAATTTTGACAATTTATCTGCCCTAACTAGAGATCAATATATACCGAACTTAGTCGATAACATTAAGAAATCTAATGTATTGACTATGAGACTTCTTGGTGCTTCTAAGCCAACTGCAAGTGGTAACAAAGTATTGCAACCAGTTGAATATGCTAGGCAAACTGCTAAAGGTTTTTACTCTGGATATGATGTACTAGATACATCTCCAAGTGAAGTCTTTACTGATGCACAGTATGACTGGGTACAAGCCTTTGGAACAATCACAATTAGTGGTAAAGAAGAAGCCTTGAACGATGGTAAAGAGCGTGTAATTGACCTATTAGAAGCTAAAGTAAAGAACATGGAAGTAGCTATGAAAGAACTTTATGGTGAAACTTTGTACGGTACTGGAGATGGTTCTGATGGGAAATTCGTGGGTCTTCAACATATAATCAAAGCTGACAGAACACTTGGTGGAATTAATAGTACTAATTACTCTTGGTGGGATGGTGGTTACATAAAAGCACTTTCGTCTTCAGACGCTGGTGTTGCTGGTACAACCGCTACTTATGCTGAAACTGTTAATATTATTGAAAAGCAAATTAGAACTGCTTTTGGTTCATTGACCAAAGGTTCTGATTCGCCAACAATGATAGTAACAACTCAGATTATTTTTGATGCCCTTGAAGAAGCTCTTTCTGACCAAGTTAGGTATAATGGTTCTCAGGCATCTGTTGGAGAATCTGGATTTTTAGAACTGAAATATCGTGGAGTATCTATTTTTGTAGACGAGCATTGTCCGGCTGGACATATGTATTTCTTGAATGAGAATTACATGGGTTTTCGTCATCACAGAAAAAGAAACTTTTCGTTTGAAGGTTTTCAAAAGCCAGTTAACCAAGATGCTAGAATCGCTAAGATGCTTTGGTTAGGAGCTTTGACTTGCTCTAACCCTTCAAGGCTAGGTTTAATTAAAAACTTAGCTATCGCTTATTAGGAGTTACTGATATGAGTATGCCTTT